GACACCCGAGCGCAACAGGCAGTGATGCGCTACAGTCGGCCCATGGAACAAAAGCAACCGCAAACGTTGCGAGACTTGCTCACCGAACGAAACATCCGCATGGACGCCGCCGCCACCCTCGCCGGTGTCTCCGTCTCCACCATCAGCCGGATCTGCAACGGCGCCGAGAAGGCCCGGCCGAATACCGTCGTCGCTCTCGCGCAGGCACTGGGCGTGTCCGCGCGCCGCATGCAAGTCCTCTGCGACGCTTCCCGCGCGGTGCACCAGGAGGTGGCCCCAGATGACCCGCGCTGAAGCGCTCGCCGCCATCACCGCCGAACGGGGCCGTCAGGCGGCCCTGTGGGCCGCGCCGCACGCCCACGGCCAGGGGGACTGCTCCAGCCCGGACGTCCCCCTGATGGTCAAGGTCGCTGTGCTCGGGGAGGAGTTCGGGGAGGTGGCCCGTGCCGCCCTCGACGGCAAGCCGGACCGGATGCGAACCGAGCTCATCCAGGTTGCCGCAGTGGCCATTGCGATGCTCGAAGGGTCCGGGGACTGCACCTGCTACCTGGGCCACGAGGTTCCCGGCACCGACACAACACCGGCCTGTGATTGCGCGGTTCACGGGGGCGGCGCGTGACCCGGGCCGGGGTCCTGGCCGTCGTCACGGCCTACGGGCGGCGTCTCCCCATCGCCGGGTGTGCCCGCTGCGGGCGGGTGCGTGTCCTGCTGGGCCGTGGCCTGTGTGGCGGATGCCGCACCACATGCAGCAGGAACGGCACGCTCGCCCAGTACGGGTACACGAAGGCGGACCGGAAAGCGGACTACGCCCGGCACCGGGCCCACGGCCTCACCATCCGCGAGGCGGCCGAACGGACCGGGATAGCCGAACGCAGCGGGCAACGATACGAGGCTGAACGTCGCGGTAGCGAAACGGGGGGCGTGTGATGGGCACCTACGCGGAGTTTCTTGAACGCAAAGCGCAACTGGACGGGATTGCCGGGTTTGAGCCGCTTTGGATGCCGGACTTCCTGTTCCCGTTCCAGCAGGCCATGACCGCTTGGGCCATCCGTCAGGGCCGCGGTGCACTGTTTGCCGACTGTGGGCTCGGGAAGGGGCCGATGGCGCTGGTGTGGGCGCAGAACGTCTACAAGCGCACCGGCAAGCCGGTGCTGCTGCTGACCCGGCTCGGTGTCACTGAGCAGATGGAGACCGAGGGCGCCAAGTTCGGGGTCGACGCGGAGATCTCGCGTGACGGGAAGATCCCCGCCGGCGTCACCGTCACCAACTATGAGCGGCTTGAGCGCTTCGACCGGGACAAGTTCGCTGGTGTTGTCTGCGACGAAAGTTCGGCGATCAAGTCTTTTGACGGGGTTCGCCGGGCGATGGTAACCGACTTCCTCCGCAAGATGCGGTACCGGCTGCTGGCCACGGCCACGGCCGCGCCGAACGACTTCACCGAAGTAGGCACCTCATCGGAAGCGCTCGGGTATCTCGGGTACACGGACATGCTGGGCCGGTTCTTCACCAACAAGGAGAAGACCGTCAAGGCGATGGGCGGCAAGTGGCGGGCTTCCGCTGGTGAGCAGTGGCGGTTTAAGGGTCACGCTGAGGATCAGTTCTGGCGGTGGATGGCGTCGTGGGCGCGGGCCGCCCGGAAGCCATCCGATCTTGGGTTCGAGGACGGGGCGTTTATCCTGCCGCCGCTGGAGACGCGCACGCACGTCGTGGAGGCCCGGACCGTGAAGGAGGGCACCCTGTTCGACGTGCCCGCGGTGGGGTTGCAGGAGGAGCGGGAAGAGACGCGGCGGACGCTCACCGAACGGTGCGAGAAGGCAGCCGAACTGCTTTCCGACGCTGACCCGGGTATCGCTTGGTGTCACCTGAATGACGAGGGTGACCTGCTGGCCCGGCTGATCCCCGGCGCGGTTCAGGTGGCCGGGTCCGATCCGGTGGAAGCGAAAGAGGAACGGCTCGCCGCGTTCGGCCGCGGCGAAATTCGGGCTCTGGTAACAAAACCGCGGATCGCTTCCTGGGGGCTCAATTTCCAGGGCTGTCACCGCATGACGTACTTCACCGATCACTCGTTCGAGGCCCGATATCAGGCGGTGCGCCGTTGCTGGCGGTTCGGCCAGCAGCATCCGGTGACCGTGGATGTGGTCACGACCACGGGCGGCAAGCGGGCCCTGGCCAGCCTGGAACGCAAAGCCACCCAGGCCGACGCAATGTTCAGCGCCCTGGTCAGGCATATGAACGATGCGCTGGCGGTCGACCGCAGCGCCACCTACGGCAAGGACACGGAGGTCCCCTCATGGGCCAGGTAGCAGACCAGGTGATCACCGATCAGTACGCGCTGTACAACGGCGACAGCATGGAGATCATGACCGAGTACCCGGACGGGTGCATGCACGGGGTTGTGTACTCTCCGCCGTTCGCCTACGGGGACGAAGGGCTTGGCGGCGGCGGCCTGTACAAGTACTCCTCGTCGGAACGGGACCTGTCCAACGCCGGCGGGTACACCGAGTTTTTCGAGCAGTACGGGTTTTTCGTCACCGAACTGCACCGGCTGACGATGCCGGGCCGGCTGAACGCCGTGCACTGCATGGACACCCCCACCGGCAACTCCGGTGGTGACGCCCTCGTTGACTTCCCCGGTGATGTGATCCGCCTGCATCAGCGGACCGGGTTCGAGTACCTCGGCCGCCACGCCATCTGGAAGGAACCGCTCGCGGTGCGAAACCGGACGATGGTCAAGGACCTGACCCACAAGACGATCGTGGATGATGCCACGTTCGCGGGGGTCGCCGGCGCGGACTGGCTTCTCGTCTTCCGCAAGAAGGGCACCAATCCGGTGCCGGTGGCGCACCCGTATGGGCTGACCGCCTACCACGGCGCGTGCCGTCCCCCCGCTGATGTGCTGAAGTTCCGGGGCTGGACGGGAAGTCAGCTTGAGAACCGGTATTCGCAGTGGGTGTGGCGGCAGTACGCCAGCGCCGTGTGGGATGACATCCGCGGGAACCTTGGCCAGTGGGATGACCGGAAGCACATGGATGTCCTGCCGTACCGGGAGGCCCGCGACGAGGAAGACGAGAAACACGTCCACCCACTGCAGCTGGACGTGTCCCGGCGGTTCATCGACATGCGCACCAATTCGGGGGAGACGGTTTTCACGCCCTTTCTTGGCGTGGGGAGCGAGGCCTACGCAGCAGTGGAGCTTGGCCGTAAGGCGGTTGGTTCGGAACTCAAAGCGTCGTATTACCGGCAGGCGGTCAAGAACCTGGCCGAGCTGGACAGCGCGCAGCCGATGCAGGAAGCCCTCGACTTCGCGTGACTGATGCCCCGAAGCTGTCCGGCTCCCAGGTCACCGCAGCCGCCTGCGTGGCCGTCGTCGTCCCCGGCCTTGGTGCGTGGATCGGCGCTCACACCGGCACGAAGGGCACCGTCATCGGGACGGCGATCGGCGCGGTCCTGTCCGTCCTCACCGGCTGGGCGGTCCTGCGGCTTATGCATCACGCCCGGTCGGGGCTCGCCAGGGTGCCGTGGGACAGGACCCGCCCGTGGCACTACGCGGCTGCGGCTGCGGCCGTGTTCGTGGTCGCGATGGGTGCCGTCACGGGAGTGGAGGCTGGCGTGCTGCACCGGAGCCTGGCGGCCTCTGTGAGCGGCTCCAGGACGGGCGGTACAACGTTCGGGAGCGTCGTGGGTGTCCACGCACCCGCAAGTGACCCTCCGAGGCCCGCAGCGACGCTTACAGGGACGCCCACGGCCAGTTCTGTGCCAGCGACTGCCGCGCCGTCGACGGTGAGCGGCACCCCGGGGCTCCCGTCGGCCCCCGTGACCGTCAGCCCGGCCCCGGCCCCGGCCCCGAGTACGAGCGTCCCGCCACCGGGCGGAGCCGCAAGCCCGGCAACGACAGGAGGAACCCCTTGACCAGACGCCGCGAGGAGTCCCGGGCCCGGACGGCCGAGACGGCCAGGCGGTACCGGCAGGCCCTCGACGACGCTGACGCCCTCGTCGTCGCCGGGTACGCGGAACCGGACCAGGACGTCACGCCCGCCCTCGGCGCGGCACTCGCGAACCCGGATGACCCCCTCCTGTTGTCCGCGGACGAGTGGGCCCTGGTGCTGCGGGTGGCCCACCTGCCCGACCTTGGCCCAGCCCAGCAACCCCGAGAGAAGGATGCGCCATGAAATTCCAGGCAGAACGCGACGTTCTAGCCGACGCGAAGCTAGCCGCGATCACCGCCTACTGCCAGAAGCGGGCAGA